GTTTTGGTGGAGATGGCGAGAGTAATTTGATATGTTTTTTAAGATTTACACATATATTCTTATGGCTATTTTTAGCCATTTCGAGCCTTATATCTCCGTCCTCAAAGTCATCAAAAATATATTTTTCGTATATAATTCGTATTTTTGATTTTGCTACCGCTACTCCTTAGATTGTATTCGCAAAACTGATTTATGGCAATAAAAAAGAGGGCAAATGCCCTCTTAGTTAGTTAAATATATCAGCTAGTATATCATCGGATATATCGCCCAAGACATAAGCCTTTTTGATTCCGTGCTTTTTGATGTATGCCTTAGCTGATTCGTTGGTATACTTATTGACTAGCAGTACAGGATAGTCACCTAGATTGCTTGCCACTAGTCCATCGGCCCACGCATTTACAAGTATCACAGTATCTGCGTGAGGATAAAATAGGTCAGCAATCTTTGTTGATGTCTCGTACCTATCTAGTCCGTCAAGCCTTGTTACCTTGCTGATGTCTGCAAGCTGTCGCTCAATATCCTTTGACACTACACTTTCGCCACCTAGAATGATGTACTCAAGGTCAGACTGTCTATCTAAGAATGACGCTTGCTTGATTGTGAGATAATCGCCCACCATCATTACAGGGTGACGCACTGTTGATACAGATACACCATCAGCCCAATCCTTGCCACTTGTGATGATTAGCTTTTTAGCACCTTTGATGCACTCTTTGAGCACCTCAAGATTAGTTGCGTATCTATCAGCACCACTGAGCACCTTTACTCCAGCACCATTAATCTTTACATCGCCACCGACAACTGTTGTCTCAAGCCCATTAGTACCCTTGCACTCATCATATACTAGATTAGCCTTTTTAGTGTAGGCTAGATAGCTTGCTGACAGTCCATCTGCAAAGCCTTTGCCACTAACTACTACCTTATTAGACTTTAGATGAGCACTAGCGATGATGTCTGCCGTCTTGTACCTATCGTCACCAGCATATCTAGTGATAGTTACATCTGATGGAATAGATTTCTTCTCGACCACAGGCTGAGCACCACCACCATTGTAGTAATATTCTGCTCTGCGATATAGTTCGTCTAGCCTTGCATACCATCTTCCAGGGCACTGAGTAGGCTTTATATCGCAATGCCCTCTAAGTGGCAATTTGCGGTTATAAAATCTCCACGCATAAGCTATTGCCTCTGCCACTGTCTCAAAGTCTTCTGGACGACATTCTGGTCTACATTCAAAGCCTAACGACCTAGCGTTTTCCTCCATCACACCAGTGTGCCACGCAACATTAGGAAAGCTAACGATACAAGCTACTCTGCCAGCCTCTATAACTAGATGAGCCGATGAACCAGCTTTTGGGTTACATAGCCAATTAACTACACCCATAAATGACTGTCCATCTGCACCCCAATGATGAATACAGATATATTCAGGCACATTCTGATTCGTCTCTCCGACATAGTATTTGCCAAAGTTCGGACTGTCAAAGTCTTCTATAAATTGATATGCCATAGTCTAGTCCTCGACTTTCTTATCTGTATTGTCTAATTTTAAAATTTGTTTAAATATCTGATGCAAGCCAGTGCTTGCAAGTCCACTAATCATGCCACTTGCAATCGCAACAAGAGTTATCTCCTGTGCGTTGATACATCCTAGCACTGCTCCCAATATCGTAACTGTGAGCGGTATGTACTTGTTATCAGCTGGTAGGAATTTCTTCATCAAGTAACCTACTACCAAACAAACTGCGATAACTAATGGAATGTAAAGATTTGTTAAAAATTCAAGATTCATAATGTACCTCCTTGAATAAAATAAAAAGGTGGAGTTATTTCCACCTTTACTTAACTAAAATGTTTTGAATAACTAGCGTCATTCCTGAGCCTATTAACACGGATATGATAGCTTGGACAACTGCATTCCATCTCATCTTTGGTACTTGCTCAAGTGCGTTTATTCTTTCGCCCTGCTCGTTGAGTTCCTCGTGGTGCATATCCATTTTTTGTATCATAAGCTCTATGTTCGTGTTGATTTTCTGTATTTCCCTTGTCATGTCCTCAACAATCGTCAATCGCGTATTCATTCTTTTGATTTCATCATCGTGACATTATATCTTGATGTCAATGGTATTCTTGCGTTCTAGCCACTCTTCCCTTGTCAGTTCTCCCATATGCTCCTCCTATTTCCACTTGCCAATCGCGTAGATTTGCAAGTTTAAAATGTCTGCAGATGCGGAGCTCTGACTCGCAGCTACCGTCAACATCGTTGTATTTTGCGTATTGATTGTTTGAGCGGCAAACGAATATCCATTGCCAATCTGTACTGACGCCATTACCGTTGGCTTTGCAATAAATCGACAAGACGATGGGAATGTAAACGTTTTTCTGTTAAAAATCATGTTATTCCAGGCTCCAGCAGTCCAGCCTGATCTAGAGTCCGAATCGGCTGTCTTAATAAGTTCAAGTCTACCCCTTTTCCATTTCGTGTACTGCCATCCATCAATCTCGCCTTGCTCAATTACATAATCCTGAGCTCTTCCACCTCCGTTATATAGCTCATTGATTGCATCTGCAAGATTTCTTGCGCTGGTTTTTAACATGCTTGCGTTACCCATGTCGTCTCTAACTCGCTTTATCTGGTCTGCGTACTTTTCATCTGTGACTTTAATTTCTTGCTTAAGATCCTGGGCAAGTGTGCCGGACAGTGCTGAGTTCACGGTTCCGAAGCTATCACGCAGCTGGAGCCACAGGTTGTCAAATAGTCCGCGATACTCTACAGCTGGAACTACCCAACCACAAAGATTCGAGTCCATCCTTGTGTCAGATATGTTGACAGCTTCGATTGAGGTTGTACGAGCTGGGATGTAGACATCAGCTATTGCCAGTTCGTAGTAGTTCGATTCTCTGATTAGATCCTGGGCAACAGGATTTGTTGCAGCAACGCCCTCTTTTAAATAGATGTCTATATCTCGTCTATCCTCTGCAGTGTCAAATCTTAAAACGATACGATCTATACGAGGAAGGCTCGATGCAGCAGACAATGTGATTTGTCTGTTATTGCTTTCTTTAAAGACTGCTCCCTCGATGATTGCGCCTCCTGGTTTTACATTGACGGTCATGCCTCCGTGAGCCGTGACCATTAGCCCATCGATTGGATTAATAAACACACCATTTCCCCAACATAGTTTATTAAAATCTCTTTCATCCTGGGCTGTGATTGCTCTGTCCCATTCATTTCCTATTATACTTTTTGATTCAAATGGAAAACTCTTTGCCATACTATACATCCACCTTTCTATATGTTTGTCTGTTTGGAGTTCCAAAGACAAGCTCGACTTTTACTGTATTTTTAGAATGAACCTCTCTAACCTCAACGAGCCTCGAGGTAAATTCTTTTTGTATTGAGTCAATATTTATAGTGCAAATATCGCCCAAGTCGTAGTCTTTGAGATAATAAAAACGATGCTGCAATACATCTACTGAGATAGTCTCTTGCTTGTAGTTATTTAGCATTTCAAGTTTTGCTGCATCTCTCATCTTTGACCTTATGAGTGCCTCGTTTTCACTCTTGATCTCGACTCCGCTGATGTTGGCATTAAAAACTTTGAGTGGCACACAGTGACCGAGATTGCTTGGCATGTTACCATCAAACTGTACATATTCGTGTATTGCTCTGACCTTTTTGCCGTCCTTCCAATACCCGTGGACCTCGTTTGGCGTATTGAAGTCATCCGGTATTTCCTGACTCGCTAAAAAACCACTGTATACACCACTTTCGTCATATGCATATTCACACTTCGAGATGTTTCCCCAAGCCTCGCCAAAGAATACGTCATCACGCAAATCCTTGCCCTTTTGAACGTGCAACTCAATGCCTAAAAGCGGTTTACCTGGTTCTTCCTTTGCCGAGAAAATCGGTCTACAAATGAGTGTGTACCCTGCAGACTTTAAAGCTTTTCGCATAGCAGAGCCTGTACTTTCACCAAGTTCTGCACTTATAGACAGCTCGCTTGGTACGTCACTATCTGTGCTTAGCTTTGCACCGTTTAACGTTCCCCCTCCAGGCTGAGCGTACTTGTCACTCACAGTTTCAAGTAACCATTGTTTTAATTGCGTTTCAACTTCTGCCTTACTCTTAAATGTCATTGTCGAAATCGGTATCGTATAAGCGCTCCAATCAAGTACTTTGTCGATAAAAAAGCCTGACAAAGTGACAAATTCACCGTTATTTTTCTCCTCATACACAACCTTTTGAACCATCGCAGTTTCAGGGCGCCCAATACATTGGATGTACTTGACATCCGGATCATAATCTTTAGCTGCCATGTATAGCACAAATGACCCACACTCAAAATATTTTCTACTCCATTGTAACTCGACGAAATCAATCATCTTGACCTCTTCACCGAATTTATTTAGACACTTGATCATTTACACACCTCCGTATCTTCCTACGAAGCTTACTTCTGCGGTAAATGCTGTATTACCATCTTTGGATATTTTTATTTGATTGTCACCATATCCAAGTACCATCTGCATGAGGTCTCTAGCGTCAAAATCGCTGTATGGCGCGTCTTTACCGTTCTTTTTGACCATTCGCTTGTCGCAGTCAATAACGAGGACATCAGACGCATTTAAGACTGTTTTCACGCTAGTCTTAAGGTCACCCATCTCGATGTCGATACCAGGAACATAGCCTGTTGATTTTATTGTGATAACGATTGGAGCCGGTTCGCTTCCGAGATAATTGATTACCTTTGTATCAGTCTTTGTTATCTCACCAAATGCGAGCTTGCCACCTCCTGGCGCATAATATCTTGTCCAGTGCCACATAGGATTTACTGCACTAAAAGCAGTCGTATCCTTGCTGTCGCCAAATAGATCAGCATGAGGTGACTGAAATAAGAGCTCAAGTGTCGGCTTACGATATACGTTTCTTGACGGATAACTTGCCGCCTTGAGAACACAGTCTTTAGCTATCTTTGTGACTCCAGCATATGTGATATACAAATCATACTTATGATTAGCATTGTGGAATCCGATAACCTCTTCTCTTAAGCTATCATTAGCTCCACTCATTCTTGCCGACAAAGTAATCTGTCGGCCATGCTTTCTAATACCTGTTACGATATCACCGTGGCCAAACCCTCTCGCCTCTGAAAATACTTCAATTTCAGGAAAGTCAACACCTTCAAGTGTCAACATTTTCCAATCATTTTTGTTATAACTAAATCGGAGACCATCACTTCTGACGGCCTCCACATTTACCATTTTGCTCATATCGCACCTGCCAATCCGAATTTTACTGCTTCACTTCTCAGCACTCTTGCATGTTCGCCTGGAGTCTCAACAGGCTGATTAATATTAATTGTCTGCATTACGGTTGTCTCACCTACACCAACTCCACTTCGTGATATCTGATTATATCTTGCCCCTGGAGGTAGCGTTATTGCATCTCGTTTTAGCTTTGAACCATTGTAGCCACCATTCACAGCTAGGTCAGCCTCAACTCCTTGCATATCGCTTGCGAAACGATCTTTTATACTGCTCGTAAAGTCTGATACGACACCAAGTGCATACGCGGTCTTTCTCGTGATACCATTAGCAATACCGTAAATCAGATTGTTACCAATGTCCTTTTCTCCCCAACGGCTTGGTGATTTGATACCAAAGAAGGATTTTATCTTACTCTTAACCCTGCCAAAAAAACCACCAATCATATCCATTAGCCAGCTAAACTTGTCGTGAATTCCGTTCCAAAAGCCTCTGATTATCTGACCACCTATAGATACAAATTTGCCAGGCAAACCTGCTATGCCATTAACTATACTGTTCACAAAATCAGCTATACCGCTTACAGCTCGGCTAACTAAATCTCCAACCCACGCAGCAATCTTTGCAATCACCTGCGCTAGATAAATTACTATTCGAATTGGAAGAGTTTCCCACCAAATCCAAAAGTCAATCGCTTTTGATACAAATGCTTTGATGCCGTTCGGCAATGTTTCCGTAAAAAATGTTACAATCCCATCAACGACTGCACCAACAAAGTTCTTGATATGGGTCCATATTCCTATGAAAAAGTTACGGAATCCGTCTGACGTTTTCCATAGGTAAATAAAACCACCAACGAGCGCTGCAATAGCCATTATGAGAACCATAATAGGATTTGCAAACAAAACTGCATTTAACAGTACCTGAGCTGCAGTAACAATTGTAACGACTGTTTTATACGCAATAAAAGCAGAAGCAACCATCACGATTAAGACCTTAAATTTATCAAAGTTCTTAATTAGCCCTTTTAAGATTGATGTCAACGGCTTAATTATTGGGACCGCATCACCTAGCTTTCCCAACCCTTTCAAAATCGCTGGTACAAGACTTTTTGAAAATGCCTTGCCTAGACTCTTAGCCACAACCTTTATCCTTGGAATTAAGTTACTTAAGAATATCGCAATTGAGTCAGCAAAGGCTTGCATAGACTTATCGACATCCCCTCCACCAGCAAAAGCAGTAAGCAGATTTTCCCACGAGGCTTTCATCTGATTTGCACTACCTTCTAGAGTAGAGTTTGCTTCTTTTGCCGTTGTTCCAGCTATCCCCATGTGAGATTGCATTACACTTAGCGCATTGACGATATTGCCAAAACTCATACTGTTTTCGTCGACAGTAATTCCAAGTTTTTTCTGCTCGTCTTTCATCTTAGATGCATCCTTTATAAGGCGCTGCATTTCCTCTTTAGTACCACCATAGCCGAGTTTGAGATTATCTAGCATGGTATAGTTTTGCTTAGCAAAGCCCTGGTACGCCATCTGTATAGACTCTATAGATGTGCCCATCTTGTTGGCATTATCTGACATGTCCGTCACGGCCCTGTTCGCATATTCTGCTGACTTCTTTGTGTCGCCATCAAGCGATTGCAATAGTGATGCACTGAAGCTAGTCACTGTCTCCATGTACTTGTTAGCGCTCATGCCAGCCGTCTTATATGCGTTGCTTGCGTATTCCATTATTTCTTTGCTATTATTTTTGTACAAAGTCTCTACACCGCCTGCGAGCTGTTCGTATTGCGCAAATGACTTTATAGCCAAAGTTCCAAGCCCTACTGCGGTCGTTACGAGTGCAGCACCTATCATCGCTGCACCTCTACTCACGCTCCCAGAAAGACTGTCAACGCCTTTATCTACACCTGTCGTATCAAGCAGGGTTTTTATCTCTAAAACATTTTCATTCATTTACTATCCCCACTCTTCTTCAAACTTGCGATACTGTTCTTCTTCCTCTTCCGTAAGTACTGTTGGAAGCTCCCATGCGTTTCGCTGCTCCCTAAACTCTTTATCGGTTGACGCCCTAAAGCCTATTACCTGTCCGAGCAATGTCTTATCGGTAATGCCTTTTAGCAGTGCCTTGAATTTGTGCCAGTGCATTTCGATTTCCATGATGTCGATTCCATATTGTTGCAAAAATGCACTATATATTAGTTCAGCATCAATATCAAAATCTAGTGTATCTACACCTGGATCACTCTGTTTTGGAACAGGACAAGGATTTGTATAAAACTCTACAAGTGCCAAGAATATGTCGTTAGGCACTCCCCAGCCTCCTTCAGCCTGAACGCAAGGCGAATTGCCCTTAAATAAAGGTCTGAAATCAGTACATTTATGGAAATTCAGCCAGTATCTATAGTCTGTGTTTAAAAAAAAACGCCTCCCACGAACCTCAATCGAGTCGGGGAGACGATCTGTTAAAGTTAGCATTATTTAAGCTTCGCAATCTTGTCCACGCTCTGCGCTACGTCATTAATTACGTCAAGCGCAGGTGAATTTAATTGCTCTGCCTCTCTTTGTCTCTGATGCTCACGGACCCTCTGCAGATAAGCGTCAACGATGGAGTTATAGCAGATTGTTAGGGTCTGCAAATCAACATCGTCTACCTTTTTTGCATCAAGAACTACTGCAGCATTATCTTTGCCCAAAAGCTCTGAGCAAAATTCAAACTGCTTACGATAGCACTCAACCCCCTTGTTTGCGACGCTCAAATTTCCAATCTCGTCCATTTTTTTCTGCACCGCCAAGGTTTTCTTAGGAAGGACGTATTCAGCTCCGTCCCATACTAAAATATCTGCCATATTATTACTCCTTTATTACTTATGCTTTAGTAAACGTTGGAACGCCAGCCTGAAGCTTTGCTGTTCCCTTTTCGACTGTGCCGCCAAATGGCAAGTCAAATGTAATCGTGCCTTCGACTGCATTCATCGAGTCAATGCTTAGCGTTGCTTCTGTAAGCCATGCTTTGTTGGCACCGTTTGGTGTGTCATCAAAAATAAACACAATCATAGCCTCGACCTTTGCGTCAGCTCCAGTTGCAAGTCCATAGAACTTTTCCCAAATGAAATCAAAGTCCGGCTCGCCCTTATACATTGTAAGTGGCATGCCATCAACTCCAGGCTTGTACCCTTCAAGCTCTGTTGTTGGCGATTCATCTGAGATGTAGTCGTAGTCCTGCTTCTGTGGATCAAGCTTAATCTCAAGCTTTGTAGCCTTCTTGATTCTGGTCCACTTCTTTGTTTCCTTTGTGCCTGTGTTGATAAACAGTGCGATCATGTGCTTTTTAATGCGCTTAACCTGTTCTGCCATTTTACCTTTCCTTCCTGTAGGTCACCCCTACACTAATCTGATAGACAGCTTGTTCGCCATCTGTTTCTTGCATATAAAACGAATTAGCGACTGAGATATCTTCGATTTTATGTCCTTGCGGATAATTCGATTTGTAATTCTGTTCCGCAATCCATTGCTCGAATTGTTCTAAGAACTCTTGATTGGATACCCTATCGCGTTCTTCCTGAGCCTCTTGCCTAGCAACGATATAAAAATAGTCAGTACACAATGTACTGCCATCTATATAGTCGACTGTTTCGTTTGTCGGTTGCTTGTATATGCCCAAGCTTTCCGCCTCGGCTCTTAATCTGTCTGTATCAAAGTCATCACAGAGGGCAAGACCAGGACATCCTCTCATCCATATTTTGATTGATTCTGATAATGTCACTTAATCACTCCCTTTCGCCATGATTTGCTTTGCGCCACGTGCTATTGCAGCAGCACCGCCTTCTCTTTTCATGCGCTCAAACCAATAATTTCCCCTTTTAGGCGCGCCTTGAAAATTAGCTGGCATATAATACCATCTGCGTGCGTAAGGTGTCGTATACCTTACAGTGCCACTACCTATGACAGTACTAATCTGTCCGCTTTTAATGAGATCTCCATCATTTTTGGGAATATAAGGCACGCAACGTCTTAGCACCTCTGAGTCGATAAACATCTGCACTTTCCCTTGCTTTTCTATAGAGAACCGACGCTTTATGTCATCATTGCTTTGTAGCTTTAATTTCAAGCTTACATGCTTCATTACGCACCTATCACTTTCCAGTTCTTCAAATGATCTCGATTTGTATTGTCTGCTAAAGATTTCAGAGTAACCACATCCGAATAATCTCGTTTGAGGTCTTTTAACCTATAGCTATCTCCTATTTCCTTATTACACTCTCCCAAAACGGCTACGCTTAGGTTTGACGCGGTTTCGATTGTCCAATGACTCAATCTGTCACTAGATAATAAAAACTCTTTATACGGCAAATATAAGGCTCTATATGGGATGGTGATTGAGACGGTATCAACAATGTTTAGTTTTCCGTCTATGTTAACGGATTGAACTCTCTTTCGCTTCCACATTACCCCTTTTAGGACTGCTCTATGCCATTTTTCAACGTCATTATCCTTGTAGTAGCTATAGATTGTGATTGTGTCCGTGAAAATCATTACATACACCCCATTAAACCTGTTCCAGATAGAATCTCGAAGACAGCACTTTTAAGCTCCGCCTTGCGGTCCTCGGCAGATGCGTATGTTTCGGAGTATCCGTCGTTTGATACCGAAATAACGCCCTCAGTACCGCCTTGACTTGCTAGCGAGTGGATTGTATGGACTATTGCTGATACTGTTTGGTTGTAACGGAAGTCATCCTCCGTTACAACCTTGTCAATTCTCCTAGCAGTCCAACCACGTAGTAAGATTGCTGCTCTCTCATATAGCATTGCATACTCTTCTTCGCTCTGTACATCCGCATAGATGCTTTGATACTCCGCTAACGATACGCTCAGCATGATTACTTGCTACCTTTCGTTTCTACTGCCTCAGGCTCCACATCTTCTGTAACGATAATTTCATCACTATCGTTAAATTCCAATCCTACTATTCTACCCATCGTTTACCTCCTATGCCTTGCACATTCCTGCAATACCACTTAGCTTATTCTCGTAAGCGTCAGCTATACCGACCTCGCGGAAGTTGAACTGCCAAGCATCTGCATCCTTGTTGTCATCAGGTGCGATTGCCTTGTTAACGTTTCTCTTCTGGAACTGTATTACCGCGGATTTTTCAACGATTAGGAAGTCAAGAGCCTTGCCTGTAGCTGCCTTCTCAAATCCACCTTTCTCTTCTCCGCCTGTCTTGCCGTCTTTCTGCTTAATTGCGGTATAAAATCTACCTGCAGGCACTTCCTGAACTGCGGCAAACTTATTCAAAATCTCTTTTGACTTTGTAGTGTCGAGGTCACGAATTAGTCCGAGTGTTGTTGGCGAAATAAGAAGGATTCTGCTGTCAGTTGGAACCTCGTTGTCTGTCATCTCATCGTATAGCTTGGATATAGCCTTGATAGCAGTTGGTCCATCTGTAATGGTTGTTGTCTTAATGCCTGTACCCGCCTTCTTGCAATACATTGCAATTCTAAAAGCGTCAAGCTCAGGGACAACCTTAGTGCGAAGAAACTCACTTGAAAGCTTACCAAACGCCATTCCTACAGTGTCGATGTTATCTACTGCATCTACAGTAAAGCTACGACCTCTATCAAAGTTGCACTTAACTGTCTCGTTTTTAAAATCGACACCGCCCATAGTGTAGCCTGCAGCACGATCATAGTCTGCAAGACCGTCCATATCAATTTTTGGAATGATAAGCTCGTCTGCATTAGCACCCTGTTGAGCCAGCTCAGGTGCTCCATCAAGAATTGCTGTGCGTGATGCATTCTTGTAAACCTCATCAAGAAGGTTAACATAAATTTTAAATTTTGAAATCTGATTTGCCATTTTAATTTTCCTTTCCCTTTGTTGAGAGACCCATTACTGCTCTAGCGGTGGCTGTAGCCTCATCAGTACCACCTACTCCGCCACTTGCGTTGCCGGAAGTGCTTACCTTCGCCCCTGTTGGACTAGCATTTGACCCAAACAAGAACGATGTGTCCTCGGCTTCCTTTAGCGCATTGATTGCCGCTTCGATGTCGCTTGAACGATCCTTGCTTGCTCTCAGCTCATCGAGTTTGAGCTCTGCCCTTATGCTTGCAGTCCTGCGACCGCCTGCCTTTGAGATGGCATCATCTAACAGCTTGTCAAACTCTGCGCTTTCCAGCTTGTTCTGCATCTCCTCAAGTTCCTTTTTGTGATCAGCGGCCTTAGTTTCCGCAGCAGCCTTAAGCTCATCAATCTGCTTTTGTAAAGCCTCCTTATCTCCTGCAGCGTCTTGCAGAGATTTGATGTTTTTTGCTTGCTCGTCAAAATCAGCCTTAACCTTATCGTACTGGTCTGCTTTGTCCTTTACAGGATCTAGTTCTGCGTGGTGTGCATTGAGTATCTTTGTGATAACCTCATCGTCTGTGATACCAAATTGCTTTAGTGAGTCTCTTGTAAATGCCATTGTAATAGTTTCCTTTCTTTTTACGTCCTGCGAGTGCTTACGCTTGGACTACCGTTCTTGTCCTGTTTTACGTCGGATGAACAAACGACAATAAAAAAACATCGCTTGCTTGCGATGTTTAATAACAATATTTTTTTAAATTAAAAGACCAGGAGCCCTAAGGTCATTCTGGCACGTTCCGTGTTTAATACATTTGAAAATCGAGTTCTTGTACTATTTCATTAAGTGACCGACTGTCATAAAACGTATCACTCATTAAATCATCCGCATTTGAATATTCTTTCCACAACTCTCCAAACCATGCTTGGTATTTTGGTTTAAAATCATCTACAGTTGCGGTGACTCCCGCGTTTTTATTGTGGTAAATAAATGTTACATCTGATAGACAACTCTCTATCTCCGTTTTCAGTTCTTCTTTTGTCATTTTCATAATATATCCTCATTAGCCTCTTTCTCTAACGTGGTTAAATCTCGCTCTTGTTTACTTTTCAATCCTCCATCATCATTCCAACTATATTCATGCACATGTTCGCCATGCTCACCGAAGGGATGCATTTTGGGATTTCCATGATCAGATGTATGCAGTTCCCAATCTTTTTCCCCGTTAGAGTCATAATGCGTTCTAACATCAACCATTCCGTTTGAATCTAAATGGTCAATAACAGAATTCGGAGTTCCGTTTCGAGGATTGCTTTTATGCCCATGACGTGTTTTTACTGTTACTATTTTACCACTTCCTGCTGGGTATTCAACTGAATTTTGCTTTATATACTCAAAATCTCTCTTATAGCCCTTAACATAAAGCCTATTAAGGTTCTGCTTGAGCCCTGCTTTCTCACAAAATCGAGCGTACTGCTGTTCCATTGCCGTAATGGCAGCAGCCATATTCTGTCCGCCTAGATGCTGTCTTTTAAACTCCCTAAGCTCCCTTTCAAGCCTGCGCTGGTGTTGTGTTGCCTGATAAAACGTGTATGTTCTGCCATCGACCTTAACCGGAGCCGGTTCCTTTTCCATTGGTGTTGGGTCAGAAATACCTGCAATAAACGGATAAAACGTATGCTTGCAATTATACCCACATAATCCTGCTGGATCGTGCGGATAACCTGTCACTGCTTCCAGGCTTAAAATCTTATAGCCTAATCGTTTGCTTTCTTTCGGATGAGCCTTTCCGCTTATGCTGTAGACTTTGCCCTGCCATCCTGCATGATTTGCGTGTCCGTCTCCGTCTCGTGCTCCACCATGTGAAGAAACCTCGACTAAATCCGTTCCAAGCTGTTCTGCGTTACTCATCGATATATCCGCTGCCATTTGATTTAAAGTCGTTCTGACAGCTAAATGTGCAGCCACATCTATACCTCTAGTTATCCCTGACGCATAGTTTACGTACCTTAGTCCGCTTTTTTCAAGCTCCGAGACGACCTGTTCAACCGCTTGCTCTGATGAGAAAGCACCGCTCGCAACATTCATAACTGCCTTATCCATTGAGTGATTAAATGCTTGATCTACCGAAACTGGCGCTCCAATAAACTTAAAGCCTGTAGAATGAGTTAGTGATTTGAGCTCATGCTCAAGACGTTTGGAGCTTTCTGCGGAAATTTGCTTTAGTGCTGGGCTTGATTTTAAACTTTGCCCTCTAGTCTTCCAAAATGCCACATCATCGGCAAATGACATGTCACCAGCTCTACCGATAATCTTATCTCCATGAGCTTGAGCCGAATCCACAGTCTCTCTAATTCGCTCTCTAACAAGTTTTTTATGCTCAAGAGTATTCTCGTTCAGCATCTCGATAAAATCCTTGTCAGCGTGCAATTTATCGAGCACACGCGTCTGTATTTCGCTAGGACTATAACCGAGCGACTCAAGAGCCTTAGCCTGGAGCTCTGCAGATTCCGTCCATCTTTTTGCTTTTCTGAGCCTACGCGCTATATCCTGGATTGTATCTTGTTCCAGGTCCTGGAACATCGGTATTATCTCAGCACTTAATTGCTCTTTTTGATAATCGGATAGCATAGCTATGCCTCCGTTTCGTCATCGACTTCCACATCATTGTACCAGGCTTCTGCCTCAGCCTCTGTAAGTCCGTATTTATCCTGTATGTATCTCTTGACAAGCTTTGGCAGTCCAAAGGCTTGCGCGTCAGCTCTCATGGAATCGAGCTCACTCTGTCTGTCTGTGATAAAGCTGTCGTCATAAGTGATTACGATTTCTTCTGTAAGATCATACTTTGTGCCGTTGAACGCATTCGAGAACCATAGAAGCGCTCTTACAAGGTCCTCAATATAGTCAGTCAGATTTTGTCTTTGCTTGTTCAGCTCCTGCATGGAGTCTTGTTTCGTTCCGATGTACTCTGTCGCAGTCTTGATCTGTCCGTTTTCAAAGCTGTATTTACGAGTTCCAAAACCAAACATCGTTGAAAGCAAAGATAGTGATAACTCAAATGTTTTGGTTATGCTGTCAATACGGATAACTGGATTTATCTCCTGAATCAGGTCGTCGGAGTTAGGCAACTTTTCACCCATCGAAACGAATGTCTTTTTATGCTGCTTGTTTGGAGTCTTTGCATTTCCGTTTTTATCAAACTCGCACAGCGCCTCGTTGTAAAGCACCATCTTGTCAGCCTTGTCCAGGTCTCCAAATAGCACATTAAAGATTAGATCAATGCTCTTGAGTATCGGAATGGCTGCATAGATCTTTGGATATCCATACCCCTTCATGTCTTTTATGTTGTTAACAACCGCAGTCGTTAGGATCGAGAAAGGCTTAACATCCCCCAGCCTAACCTTTGAACCCTTTTCGACAACTTCCTTGCCGTCAACACCCAAAACCGCTGTCTTTGAGATATACTTGTTATCTTCCATAGTGAACGTAACAATAGTCGTTTCGGTCTTGCCGTTGACTATATTTTCGGAAGCAAAGGCACATTCTGTAACTATGCCTTTTGAGATTGTTAGCGGGAATATTCCACTAGGCTCAACATAGATCAATTCTATCGTGCCACCCTTCAGCGAAGAATCGTCAAATAAATCAGCTCCAACCACTCTCACATAAGCGCCTACAGTCCCCTGCGCAGACATAAGCTCTAATTGTCTACGAATTGCCTTTGAAAACTTGTCTTTTGATAGCTGTTGCTCAACAAACTTGTTCGCGCTTTCCGAATTTGTAACAATGTCTACCACCTCGCAAAGGTTTGCATCGTCCTCGCACGCCCTCTTAGCAAAGCCTGTACGCTCCATTTCATATCTTACGTTATTCACTGTCACCCTGTTGTGAAAATTGTCGATGATGTCATTAGAGTACCAGGAATCACACAAGTCCATTATCGCGAGAGCCTTCTCATTCATGTCATATCCCTGTTTATTCAAATATTCTTTAACATGTGCCATTTATCCCTCCATTGGATGAAAATAGTCAATAAACTGACTCCATGAGTAGTAGTCAGCATCGTATGTATCGACGTCTGTTGAAAAGTCGTCGAGTAGTTTTTCCTCTTTTTTGCTCTTGCTGTCATACACCATTTCGGATATAGAATCAGCTATCGGCTCACAGAAGTCCGAAACCCACAGCAATCTATTTGTGTTAATTACTGAATTGTAAGCAAGGACCCTGTCAGAGAATTCCGTTTTACGACATCCGGCAACCTTAACCCCTAGACCGTTTCGCGCTGAGTATATCGCCAGTCCATTCAGTATTAGCTGTTCGGCGTTGTCGACGAACGCAGCCACAATCGGAATGCCTGGATAAAGCGCTCTGACCTCGTTTACATACTCCTTAAATGTCGCATAAATCCTATCAGGGTCTACGGTCCCTTTGCTGTGCTTAATTCGTTTGTAGTACAGTCTAATCTGCTTATTAAAGCCTTTTGTAAATCCTGTAGCAACAAACGGCGTGTGTGAATTTGTACCGCCAATATCTATGCCGATATAAATCTGCACTATACCATGCACGTTCTTGCGATTGCCGTTTTCGTCAACAGGCATTAGTTTGTCGTAGCTTATTGCGTAAGCTTTAGCCTTATCTGCAAATTGAGGATGTACAAGCCCCTCTGCTGCAACCCATAGCCCTTGAATGAATCGCTTAAAAAAGACGCCCACGAATTGGCGCCTGTATCTTTCTTTTATCGTTTCTGATAGAGACAGATTGTCGTCCATCGTAAAATGCAAATAGATTAAATTCTTTTCTGCAGCCTGGTCAATCCAGTTTACTTTGAACCAGTGCTTAGGCTTATCCGGATTGCAGTTAAACCACCACTTTGAGCCTTCGACTGAGCATCGTGCTGTTGCCTGGTTAACAAAAGACTCTGGCATTAGTGCGACTTCGTCAAAGAAACAGCCAGCTAGTGTGATACCTTGCACAAGGTCTTGTGAGCGTTCGTCCTTACCGCCGAAAATGTAATAATAATTTGTGGTGGCGCCCCTGGTGACCTCTAGCATGTTATCAGCTCGCCTATCCTTAAACTCGTATCCTCTAGCAAAGAGCATTAGTTTGAGTGGCTTTAAAACATTTCGCCTAAAGGCTCCGATAGTCTTCCCAGCCATACCGAAGTTCTCACCGTTAAAATCCTCCATCGACCACATCACAAAAGACAATGCCATCGATACTGTCTTGCCTGATCTAATCGCACCGTCTGCAATGATACCGTTCATCTCATGCACTTGTGATTCTGGAAGCCACCATGTTAAAATCTTTTTCTGCTTTCGGCTAAATGGCTTAAACTTAAAAGCTTGTACTAGTCTTCCCATATGTCAACCGCCTCGCTTCTAAGGGCATCGATAAAGCCATCGTCCTCAATTTCTTGCACGTCTTCACCTTTAGCCTTTGCAGTCTGCGCTTTGATGTGTTCGGTTCTAGCCTCTTGCTCTTTGTTGTCTGCATCGGTGTTAAACGATTGACCTGCATATTGTGCTACAAAATAAGCTGCTTTTACATTTCCCGATAGAGCCTTTTTGATTTGAGCCATCAGCATTGCACTTTCAAGTGTTGCATCAACTCCAAGTTCATCGAGCAACGGCTTCCATTCCGGTGAATCTATCTCAGCGGTAAGCAGCATATTGAGTGTCTTATTAAAGTTTGCTTTACGACGTCTCGCAACACCGCTCGCCCTTCCTGCAATCTTTGCCAGTTCTCGGCGTTCGTGCGGCGTTCGTTTTTGATTTGCATCTCTGATATTGTCATATCCTGCCACACCACCACCTCTCTTTTCGTCTGTTTTGCAGCATCACAAAAGACGCCCAATCTTGAGCGCCTTTTGCGAGTTATTATATGAGAAATAATTTTTGAGGAAGCCACAATTCCCTTTTCGCTAAATACAATATATCATAGGTTTTTGTCCCATTTGTCCCATTTTTTATTAGCGGCAAACTTTTTTAGCTTTCGTTGTATTGCAGACTTGCTTATAAATGCTTGTTCCTCGATTTCTCTGTAGCTCAGCTCCTCTATGTAGTACATCCGTAGTATCGTCCTCATGTCAGGGTCGTCTATAGCTTCTACTTCTTTTTCAATAGCCTCGATTAGCCTGCTAATTTCGTCTAGCTTGCGCTTTAACCGTCTCTCCCTACTCGATATACCTTTCCAGTCAAAATCGACCCCTACAAGCGTTTTGGGTACTCCTCGACCTGTCTTGTAGTCCTTGTAGTAGTCTGTGACTATTTCCGGCTTAGCGTGGTCGATAGAGTATTTAAGCCCCTCTGCTTCTCGTCGCAATGCTTTAAGCTGCTTAATCTGTTCGTAGTCTATCATGGCTGTACACCTCGCTCAGTTCTTCCTTCCTCGATTCGCTTTATCTGCCTATCGACCTTAAAAAACTTTGCATGCTCCACGCGCTCATTTATCCCTAGCAAATATTTGACTTGTGTTAACATGATCTCTACGTCAGCGACTTCCTCAATCAGATTGGCAAGAAATCCGCTTTCGTGCTCATACCTCTCGAATTTGTTAAGAGCTTGTATGAGTTCGGCCAATTCTTCTATCAGCATGTCCTTCTGACCCATGTATCCATAATGATCTGCAATATATTTCAGCGCTTTCGTTCTATTACCCATTGCACGCTCCTATCTGTATGGCGAACTTTCTGGCCATAAAACTTCTATGCCGTTCTTGAGTGCATATAAATGCTCCGTGCAAGCACCTCTCGAGTGAACCCAATTGTCCAGCATGTAGATGTGCGTTGCCTTATCTAAAAGCCTTAAGCATATCACCATGTAGTCATCCCAATCGCAGACCTCTGGCAATACTATTTCAGCTGGGTTAATAATCTCTGCCCCAGGATACTCGTCAAGGAGTTTTATTTTTGCCTCGTTAAAAGGCTTCTCGTAGTCGTCATAGTCGGTAATCCTACCGCTGATGTATATTGTCATTTTTTGCATTGTTTTTCCTCGCCTTTCTTTGCTTCAGTCATTTTTGATATTAACTTTGCTATATTAATTCCAACCTTAGTCAATTCAGCATTTTTGTATATAAGTCCATTCTGATTTAGCCTTGCCAGCGTGCCTCTCGATACTGCCTGTAAGTTATCTGGATTGAAGTTCTGCCTATCTCCATCAAGAAAGATTACCGCGTGATTCTTAGGGGTTGGACCATGACTCGCTTCGTAGACCAGCCTGTGCTTTTGCACCCAATTAACTGACTTCTTTGCATTTTTTATGTCATTAACCTTAACCCACACATATCCATCTAAGTTTTTTTCTGTTCCAATCGAATCAGTGTTCTGAGGCATTCTCCCTGGTTTAAACATTGTGTGCTTAGCCTTTTCGTATAGATGGGTTGGCATTTTTTTGCCTTTGTTTGGAGGAATACTGCCTTTTCCAAATTGGCCAGTCCTTCCAGTATTTAATTTGTGATTCCCGATATAGCTTTTAGGGAAACTTTTAGACGTCTTGTGTCCGAACCTTGCCTCAAAAGCTTCTTTTATCTCTTTGTAAGAATGCCCTGGGACAAATTCTCGCATAAAAGCATGCTCTTCTTCCGTGTACTTAATCATGAGAATTACCTACGAGCATCTTAGGGACTTTCAAATCTGCGTTCATGTGGTCGTCCATGAATTCTGTCGCTTGCAAAGTCACATTTGCATTTTCTATGATATTCTTAGCAATGTTACTAATTCCGGACGCTCTCTGTAGTTCTTCAGCTAGAGCCTCTCCCTTTAGTTCTTCGTCGCCCAATCTTTCTATCTCAGCGAAAAGATGGTTGTTTAAATCTAATAGCGTGTTTTTCATTTCTGCTCCTTCAATATCTCGTTATTCCTCTGCGTTTTCCTGTAACACCATATGCAGAGGTTCACTTCCTTCTTGCCAATAACTGCACTGTACTTGCCATACTCGTTGATTCGTTTTCCACATAGTTCGCACTTCATCTGCTACCTCCCATACTTGATCATGTCGTCTACTAGCTGCCTTATGTCGTGACCAGTCATGTCTTTTGTGCCATCTATCATCTGATTGACCGTGCACCTCTGGTCCCATACCTCACCGAGCAGACTCATGTACGCTTCGAGAAAATATCCTATTCGTTTCTCCCTCCATCCGTACACGGTCCATAGCACTCGCACCATGATTGATATGTGCAGCAGGTTTTGTAGCTTTATGATTTCAAAACGAGGGACCTGCTCGATTGGTCTTTTTTGCTTTTTGCTTTTCTTAGTTCGTTTCATTGTCCAGCTCCTCAACTCTGATCCATATACCTGGTATTACTGCCCAAAACTTTTCGCATATCAGACTTGCTATTTGCGCATCATCTTTCCAAAAGCCCAGGTCAGTCATACAGTCTTGTAAAAGCTTGTTTGAATTGTCTAGATCAGGCTTGCTTATTTTCCACTCACCATCTTTGTGCTTGCCCTTAATTGGAAAGCACCATTTCACTACTAGCCTTACTGGACCTATTGCTTTTCGATTGGGTCTAAATTTTGCCAGGTTAGCTTTTAGTTTTTGCCTTACTGCTTTTAGTTCCTCATCTTCGTAAAATCTAATTTTTCTATCTGAGCAAATTGTCGCTCGTTTTTCCTGATGTGTTTTTGTTGGCGGAATCATCGCCATAAAAAATTCAATCATGATAATCAATCCCTTTCCAAGTATTTGTTTCAGAGTCGTATTCGATTAATCCTTTTCTTCTTGCCATATCAAAAATTTTTTGCAACACTTCCGGCTGTGAACAAATCCATTTTGCAGCTTCGCTTTTTCTTATATCGAATTGCATATTTATTTTTTTATGTCTCAACATAGGCATATATTTTACTGCGTTTAAAAAGTCATAGTTTAAATTATTTCCAAATTTCATTTTTTACCTCCTCTCGCGCGGTGCATGTATGACCACTCCTATGTGTGGGCGGGGCGTAAGCATAGCGCCCCACCACATAGGGTGTGTACATGCTTGCATGGGGGGTGTGTAAACACCTATATATAATATAGAGGTGCGCACCCCCCCTCTGAGCAGTGCTCTTGACCATAAAATCGTAGGTGCGCACCCCTGGGTGTGCTCACCTATATTTTTACAGTTCATCGCACCCCTCAGCTTTGCGCCTTATATATCTTTCACCACCAACTTCGCCATAAGTTTCGTAGCGTTTTTTGTACTCAGGACGAGCCTTTTTTCCGTTACCCAGCCATGCTCCTATTTGTCTATGCGAGGATAATCCTAGTGCATCTGCCAAGTCAGACATGAGCACCTCTCCATCCATTTCGAGATTCGAAAAAGCTATCTCAAACTCGTTTAGCTTGCTTTCCTTTGACTCTTTAGCGTTCTTCTTTCGCTCTTCTATAGCCTTTTTCCATGTTGGCTGAGCCGATTCTGTCTCTATGTCAGTGAGAATGCCAGCCTCGTCAACCTCGTGCTTTGGATATCTAAACCACATGTTTACCGGCTTAAACTTAGCAAATTCTCTGAGCGTTCCGCTTACTCTCCAAGCGCTAAGCGTTCGGATTTCGTCTTCTACTGTGTTACATTCTATAGAACACTTAAGAAGTGCACTTTGCGTTAGCGCTCTATTTGCATGACTAGTGATTTGAGGCAAGCTCAAGGCGTCGTCTAGCCCAACATGCTCGTCATAATAACCTGGATTATTTGACCGAATAGCCTCATCAAATACCTTGCACTTAGCCTGGTTAAGCTGCATAGAATATATTTCCTCAGTAAGCTCTAGTTCTATAAGATCTATAAGAGCGTCTGGGTCTCTTGCAAATACTCCACTGCCTGACGCTCTATCTAGGCTCTTTTTATTGCCCTGGGCGCCTTTGGAGTGGTGGTGACAGTAGATTACACTTGAACCAAGTTCGGTCGCCACCTTGTCAAATTGGTTCGTAAAATGAGCCATCTGATCTGCGCTATTTTCGTCGCCTGTAAGGACTTTATATATAGGGTCAATGATAACTGCTATATAGTTCTTTTTAAGCGCCCTACGAATCAATTTAGGCGCTAGCTTGTCCATTGGTACTGTCTTGCCTCTTAGATTCCAAATATCAATGTTGTTAATGTTTTGAGGCTTGATTCCGACCGCCTTGTAAACGTCCTTGAATCGATGCAAGCAAGATGCTCGATCTAACTCAAGGTTGACATATAAAACTCTGCCCTGACTACACTGCCAGTTTAGCCATTTAGTCCCTTCAGCTATCGCAATACACATCTCTATGAGGGCAAATGATTTACCTGCCTTTGATGGTCCTGCAATAAGCATTTTGTGGCCTTGCCTTAACACTCCATGTATCAGCTCAGGCGCAAGTTCAGGCATATCATCCCAACACCCCTCTAGTCCTTCAGGATCAGGTAAATCGTCGTTTAAGTCCTCGATATATTTGTACCAATCCTCGTAGCTGCCTTTTCCTAAACTCGTGCCTATAAGAAACTGTTTTCGGCCATCACGTCGAACGCCTGGCATTCTAGATAACCTCGAAGGGTTTCTGTTTTGTGCGTCTATGTCTAGTCCGTTTTTCTTACAAATCGAGTAAATATAATCAACTCTCTTGCGGTACTCTTCATAGCTATTAGCATCCACTTTGACTATTGCGTGTATGGATTTCCCACCAGAAGATACAAGGCAAGCTACAGGAAGCTCAAGCTCTCTAATGATTGCATTTTGCTTTTCTAGTTCCATGCTGTCCGATTCGACGAGCGTGTACCTATAGTCTGTCACATTCTCGTTTTTAACGCCCTTGCCATCTAGTGGGTTAAATCTTATCCATGCGCCAGCTTTCTCCTTGTAATCGCCGATTACAGCGCCTATGTCACCATTGCATTTCGATAATGCTTCAAGGAGCTGTCCTGCAGTTCGGTCGTATGAGCCTTTGCCTGGCATGTACTTGTCGTCTTTTTTCCAAACCTCTGTTACATAGCCGACATTCTCAGTGCTTTCAAAGAGTGTCTCCAGATAAGTAATCAATTCTCTAACCGGATTCCACTGTGAGTCATCAGGCTCATTTATTTCTTTCTCTTCAAGCCATGCCTCATCAATAAACTTGTAATCTTTTCCAATCTCGTCATCCCAGTTCAACTCATGAGACGTTTTCTCCGGAGGAGTCCAGCCCTGCTCTATGGCAAGCTGAAATATTGTTCCTCCGGTCACAGGATTTCCATTTCCTGCAAATCCATCCCATTTCTTAAAGCATTCCCCCTGATGGTACCTTTTGCTGTCCTGTGCACTCCATGAATCCCAATCAGATGCTGTATAGCCTTCCTGCTTAAGCGCCATGCCTACGTTCACCCATTCCTGATAGTTCAAGAGCGATGGATTGATATGTTGTAATAATTCAAGATGATTTCGTTCCATTATTCTTGTCTCCTATTCCGAATGGGGAAGCCATAACCCTTTAGCACCAGCCACTTGCTTGCTTACATTATTTCCGAAACTATCATATACTCCTATATGATTTCCGTGTTTTTCAATGTGTGTTGATGCCGTATTAAACTTATCATAGTAAGGCTTAACTTCAGGCTTATACTCTGCAGGATTAATGCCTTTAGGCACTCTCCATCCATTTACAGCGATTCTATCAATTAGATTCTTTGCATCCTGGAATTGCCACATGCCTACATGCTTAAACCCTTTACCCTCAAGGAATCTAATCTGCTTAGGTGTTGTGAGTCCTTCGTCTCTGCGCTTGCTTAGCCTATCTAAAATCATCGAAGCTTTGCCGGCGTTGTCGATTGTGTCAGGGAATATTCCGCACTTTTCAAGTGCTTTAATCTGCTTGTCAGATGGTGGAGCCATTTCCCAACCAAACGAAGGGATGTATGTTGATAGGTCTTCTGCCTGGATGCTCATTTCAAACTGTAACGGATCTACAAGCTTGCGTTTGCGTCTTCTCATTTCCTCTAGCTGTTTAGCAAGAGCCTCTTCTCTTTGTGCCACTACATCCGATGCAGCCTTTTCCTCTGCCTCTTCTATATCTATTGCAGTACCTGCAGCAATCTCCATATTTTCGGTCATCTTCTTAGCGACTTCCTCATTTTCACAAATGAGGCTTGCTGGATGGCAAAGCTCGTGTCTTTCTGTGTGCCATAGAAAATCAAGTAATAGTAAGTCCTCTTTTCCTGGATATAGCCTCGTTCCTCTACCTACCATCTGCGAGTAAAGTGATCTCACTTTTGTTGGTCTTAGAACCACAATGCAGTCGACAGAGGGCTCATCCCATCCCTCCGTTAGAAGCATAGAATTGCAAAGTACGTTGTATTTCCCTTTGCTAAAATCGTCCAATACCTCTGCTCTGTCTTTACTATCCCCGTTAACCTCTGCTGCTTTAAATCCCTTTTCGTTTAGAATGTCTCTAAACTTTTGAGACGTCTTCACAAGTGGCAGGAACACTACCGTCTTTTTATCTGTGCAATACTTAAGCATTTCATCTGCAATCTGTTCCAGGTAAGGATCTAGCGCTGTACCTACCTCGCTTGCTTTAAAGTCTCCTGACTGCATTGATACTGCGCTCAAGTCTAGCTCAAGCGGAATCGTTAAAGCCTTAATTGGACTTAGGTATCCGTTTTTGATTGCCTTTGGAAGAGTGTACTCATACGCTAGGCTCTCAAAATATGATCCTAGATTACGCATATCACCTCTGTCTGGCGTTGCTGTAACACCAAGTACGTTCGCATTGCTAAAGTGCTCTAATACTCTTTGATAGCTGTCTGAAATGCAGTGATGAGCTTCATCCACCACGATGGTGTCAAAGTAGTCTTTGTCAAACTGTGCAAGGCGCTTAGGTCTTTGCAAAGTTTGTACAGACCCAACCACCACTCTAAACCAGCTATTTAGACAACTCTGCTCTGCCTTTTCTGTAGCTGTAAAAATGCCTGTTGCTTTTGCAAGCTTGTCTGATGCCTGGTCAAGTAACTCGGAGCGGTGTGCTAAAATTAGCACACGCTCCCCAAGTTTTACTCTGTCTTCGACGACCTTTGAAAAGACTATCGTTTTTCCGCACCCTGTTGGAAGTACCAGGAGTGTTTTCTTGACGCCCTTCTCCCATTCGTTTGCTATAGCTATTCTTGCTTCCTCTTGATAATCTCTTAACTTCATTTTGTCTCCTTAGAATGGAAAATCTTCCGCATTAAATCCTGTCTGTGAAAATCCTGGGACATCCTTGTTTAGCACCTTTGTAAGGTCAACATCTTCTGCGTAGATCATGCGCTTAACCTCGTTGTACTTGTTGCCGTTGTACTCACGCTGTCCAAGCTTGCATACACCTTCCTTGCCTGCAACTTCGTTCCAGTTCATCTTGAGTGGTTCGCCTTTCTTTTTAAGGCCGATGGCACCAAAGAACGCTGATAACATCCCCTCTGTCGAGCTGTGTAAGAATAGATTGTGCTTGAGCTTAACATCGCCCTCTGCGGTCTTTACAATGATGTTAACGATGGCCTTATTGCATGCTGGAAGCTTTCCACCAGGTTGTGGCTGATGTCTGCCTCGCTCATAGCTTTCAACGATAAACTTGTAGTCTCCCTCAGGTAATAGCAAAAACTCTCCACTGTCCTGGGTGATTTCGTCATTCCAATCAAATTCTCTGTCAAAATTCATGTTGCTCATTTTTTAATATTCCTTTCATTACTTGTTTGTTCTTGCGTTAACTATATCTTTAAGTGCTGAGTTCCAGTTCGCTATCAGCACGTTCCAATAATCTTGCGGTACATTGCCAAAAGGCATGTCTTTAGGGAAATGTCCTACCTTCTCCCAAAAGCCTCTCAATTCGTCTTCTGTGACCTCACTGATAGACATTAAGTCCTGTACCGAGATAGGTATCGCGTCATCATACTTCTTAGCATAGATAGGATCCTCAGGGCGCATTTCCTGTTGCGCTTTAACTGGCTCAGCAGAAGTCTCAGTCTTTGGTTCTGTTTTGACCGGTTCTGCCTTGACATCAAAGATGTGAGCAATGCTCTCGTATTTCATAGGCAATTCAAACGGTAATCCGTGCCTATTCTTTGCGTCCCATGCTGGGTGATGTGCTGTATACATCACTCGTTCACCACCTTGAGCTTTGTGCTTTGTTCCTTTGTCATCTACAGCAAATACTTGTGTTTTGTAGTTGCAGAAAAGCACTATGTCAGCCCACTCTTTTACAAGTGCTGCAGTCTTCCCTGTGGTCTTATTGCCAAGCTTGAGTTCGTATCTGTCATACGCTCCCATCTCATCAGGCTGTTCGAACTTTCTTATGATTGCGTGTGCCGTAAGGATCACATTTACGCCCTTTTCGACGATGTCTGATAGCTTATTGAGGAACCTGCCTATTTCTTGCTCAAGTTTTATGAATCCCTCGCCATAGCCAAATCCAGTGATGTCCTTCTTGTCGTGCGCCATACAGATGTCTTCGATTACCATCTTCTCGACCCAATCCACTGTGTCAATTACTAGCGTCTTGCACACTGTAGGATTGGCTGCGATAAATGATAGCTGATTTTTAAGCATCGTATAGCTTGTTGGCTTATCCAGCCTTGCAACGTCCATATTGCTTGTAGAACCCTCTATGTCGATAAATACTGGGTCAGGGAATCGTGAGGCAAGAGTGGACTTGCCTATTCCCTCAACTCCGTATATGACGACCTTTTGAGCCTTTGCGATTTTTCCTTTAGTGATATTCATATAGCCTCCTAAAATTTCCATTCAGCTGTCGATGGTTCCTCAAAAGCTTGTGTATTTATTTCCTCTGCTTCAGCGCCCTTTACATAACCATCTTCGATGATGATACTGCACTCTTCGCCAGTGCTTACTCTTGTTGCGATTGCCTGCAAGCCTTCTGCTTCGAGCCAGTCTCCAAACTCTTTTAGGGACTCCTGGTCCATCTGCTCAAGCTTGTCAAGTAGCACAAATCCACAATTAGAGTTCAGCTTGCGCACTATTGCAGTAGCAACCTTTAGCTGGTCAGACCCACTCATGTTGTCCCATTTAAATCCGTTGTATATGAGCTCGCCATCTTCAACAGATAGCCCCTTTAGTGGTAGGTCTGCGTTGTCTAGCAGTGCTGCCTTGCGTTTCCTAACGTCTGTGAGCGCTTCTGTAAGCTCCTCGTACTCGGCTCTGTAACCCCTTGCGTCTTCCTCGGCCTTGTCTTTGTCAAGGTTGGCTCTAACCTTTCGGTTGATTTCATCAATCTCTGTTATGCTCTTTTCAAGCTCTGCAGTTGATTCATCTACAAGGTTTTCAACGGACTTATTTGCTGTGACTAAATCCTGTATTGCGTTAGCAAGTTTAGTCTCGGCTTCGGATAGCTCAAGCTTCAGCCTTTCAACATTCTTGGTAGCATCTTCGTGTAGTCGCTGTATGCTTGCGAGATTTTCGCGTTTTCGTTGGTTCTCACCATTTCTTGCAAGAATCTCCTGCTGCTCTTTGATTAGATCTGATGCAGAGACTAAATCCTTTGGAGCATCCGGATAATATTCCTGCTCTTTGGCAAACTTCTCCTTCTGGTCTGCGATCTGACCGATTGCATGTCTGCGGTTGTAAGTGTCTTGCTCTTCCTTTTCGAGGAGCACGAGCTGCTCTCCTACTCCGATAATCTGTAGCAATGTGCTTGCCTTTTCTCTGCTTGACTGCTGCATAAACTTTGGCAAGTTGAGTGCAAGCTCATCTATAAAGCTGTCTAGTAGATTCTGCCCTGCTTTGTTTCCATCTGGATCTATAACCTTTAGATCTGAGTTCTTGCCCTTACGTTCGACAATAAGGCCATTACTCATTACTATGTGCAGATTAGGTGGAATCGCTGAGCCTTCGCGCTGTGCCTGGCTAGGCTTAAACTTGTTGCCTCCGAGTGCCCAAGCGATACTATCAAGCACACTGGTCTTGCCCTGTCCATTGTTTCCACCGATGATTGTGAGACCGTTTGCAGTAGGCTCCATCTTTACTGCCTTTACTCGCTTTACGTTCTCAATTTCTAGCTTGTTGATTTTGATTGTCATTTTCTTCTCCTTTTGATATAATTAAGTTGTTGATTTTGATTGGCGCTTTTCGGAGCGTCTTTCATATTTTTTGCGATACAGTCCAAAGCGCTCTTGTCCATTATTTGCTCAATATCCTTTCTGCGTATGCTTTGCCGTCTTCGGTATTTCCACTGTTGTAAACTGATAGTGCGTCCTCGTAGTTTCCGTATTTGTCGTATAGGTCTGACAAGATGGCACATCCTAGAATCACGTTCTCTTGTGGGTCGAATAGGCTTACTATCCCTAGCTCTTCCATTCGCTTTTTGTGGTGCTTAGGTTGTATCTGCATTAAGCCGATTGATTCTCCACCATCGCCTACTGCGTTAGGATTGCCTCCTGATTCCTCAACAATGATTGCCTTGACGATATTAGGGTCTACACCACTTCTAGTCGCTATGTCGTCAATCATTTCGTTTGAGATTCCCTTTACATCAATCTGTATGTTGCTTACGACTTTGTATTCCGTCTGCTGATACACTTGAGGTGTGTCTATTGCAGTTGCCAGGCCGTTCAGAGCGATTACTGTACTTATAAATAGTGTCGGTGGTATAACTGATTTAATCTTCATAGTGTCCTCCTTTCTAACATCTTGTATGACTTGTTTATGCTGTTAATGTCTAGTCCTGCCATGTCATATAAGACGTCTTTGTTTAAATAGTTGTCATGCTCGCAGTACATCTTGATTTCTCGCCTTGCCATTTCATCACGAGTCATCTTTACAATCTTCGCTGCAGTAGACCCTGCACACCCGAACAGTCTTTTAACATCGCTGGATGTAAAGTATGTTAGCGAGTGATACATCTCAAATGCTGTCTTTACATCTGGTCTAACGTTTGGAAATCTCATTTTGTGGCTCCTTTCTATTGTTGTGTTATAATCTCCTCGAAAGGAGGTGATTATATGCAGATGATTGCAGTTTCGTCTTCCAATATTGCAAGTATTGGATATGAAAACGGAATCCTTTATGTGTCTTTTAATAATGGGGCTCTATACAGTTATTCTGGTGTCCCCGAGGTTGAATATTGCAACCTCATGTCTGCAGCTTCGCATGGCCAATATCTTGCGGCACACATAAAAGGCTTTTATCCGTATCAACGCATCGGTTAATCTGTAACGATTAGCACTATTGCCGGACCGTTGACATTCACATCTAAATCTTTATGCGGTTCGGCATACTTCATTTCGACGCCTTCTCTCGTTACGAGCTCGTCAACCAATTCTTTTGTTGATACATTCTTAATGGTTTCTTTCATCTCTCCTCCTTTCTCAGTTCCTACATCCCTTATGTAAGCCGATAAAACTAAATCCTTGCTATTCGAGCACATCGCCGATACAATATGTCTATGCCAATAGGCAAGAAAGGAAGGTGGTCACATTGACCAAACTTTTGAACTTGCCCGCTCCCTTGATTTAAGGTCGCCTATTGTGGTCCCACAACACGTTAAACTGGGTAATGGCAGAATACTGATGCAGCGTAATGTTCGGGTACGTATAAGCCCAGGACCTTGTCAGTCCTAAAATCCGACTCACTGTATCAAGTACTCCTGAATGTTGTTAGCACAAGGCATGCTAGCAGAACTAAAACTGCTAAAGTAACAGCTCGCCCCACAGAAGCATTAGGTGCCTTCTGATGTGGTGAAAACCTGCAAGGCGTCAAGGGTAAACAAATTTAGACAAAGACTGGTAGAGAAGGCACCTCTATCGGTCTTTTGTTTTATCGACTTGCATAAGGGATGTAATTTAGTTAAAACTTCCCTCCTCCTTTCTCGCTGGTGTGATGGTTTAATAACTTTAAGTTATATCTATTGCAAAAAAATATAATCCTTGTCAATCCTACATAGTGTACAAAACTTTTCAAATTGAGCTGGCTTAGGCGTTATTCTACCCTTTTCCCAATTGACAACTGTTGATTTGTTAATATGCATTTCTCGGGCTATGTCTGATTGTGTTAGTCCTGCGTTAACTCTCGCAGCAGCAAGGCTTATCTTTATCTCTTTTTTCATGTTTTCACCTCCCATCTTATGCTTTGCTACAAGGCCATATTATCATAACTTAAAGTTATAGTCAATACTAAAAGTTATATTTTTTATAAAAAAGTATTGTGTTTTATAACATTATGTTTTAAAATGCGATTACAACATATTAAAGGAGATGAGGAAGTGTCAGAAACAGAAATAAATAGAATTATCTCTGAAAATCTTAACAGATTAATGGAGAAGCGTGGTACAACGCAATTAGAGTTAGCCGAATACATGGGAGTCAGCCAAACGACAATATCGAATTGGTGCAAGGGCGTAAAGATGCCTAGAATGGATAAAATAGACAAGCTATGCAGATTTTTTCATATAAACAGGTCTGACCTTATGAACGACCACTCAAGCGAACCCGATGTTACAGGTATAACAAACCTATTGACGCCAGCTTCTCGCCCTATTCCAATTCTAGGGGACATATGTGCTGGCGAAGGGACCTGGTGTGAAGAGAACTTCGAAGGACATTTCTTTATTGACAGCTCAGTAAAAGCAGATTTTTGCGTGCGTGTTCGAGGTGATAGTATGATTGATGCTGGAATTAGAGACGGTGACCTTGCGTTTATAAAAAGAACCTACGATTATAAAGACGGTAATATCTATGCTGTAAGAATAAACTCCGATTGCGAGGCAGTACTCAAAAAGGTATTCTGGCAAGACGATACAATCGTTTTAAACCCATGCAACGCAGAATATAAGCCAATCGTCACGGACAGCGAAGGCGTATCGGTCGTTGGTGAGTGCATTGGAGTATATCACGCGACGAAGTAGTTTTTACGTTAATTTGTGTTTATATATGTTTATTTAAGTTCATTTGTGTTTGGGAAAATTTAAAAAAGTGATTGACTTTTATTGCCTAGGGTATTAGTATAATATACAATCAATTGAAATTGATTATGCTAATACGCCCCTGGTGCTAAGCCCCTCACTATACGAGGATTGCTGATACCTGGGGCTTTTGTTATTTAGGAGGAACAATGAAATATAACAATTTCAACGAAAAGGTAGCTATTTTAGTTGATGGCGGTTTTTACAGACGAAGGGCTCAATCGGTTTGGGGCGAAAAAACATCAAGCGAGCGAATTGAAGAGATGTTAAATTACTGTTATAGGCATTTAAGCGACAAGGGTGCAAGGAAAGCGTTTGAACTTTATCGTATATTTTATTACGATTGTCCTCCTATGAGCAGGACTATTTATCATCCTTTTCTTAAAAAGAATATTGATTTTAGACACACTGATTTATTTGTTTGGATGAATGAATTTTTAATGGGATTAACTTATCGTAGGAAAATAGCATTGAGACTTGGGATGCTATCAGACACGCAAGCAAAATATACGCTTGACGCAAAAGTTCTTAACAAGCTATGTAATAAAGATATTACAGTAGATGATCTTAAAGAATCTGATTTTAGATTAGATGTAAAGCAAAAAGGTGTCGATATGAAAATAGGTGTTGACATAGCTTCTCTTGCTTATAAACAACAAGTTGATAAAATAATTTTGATATCTGGAGACAGTGACTTTGTTCCTGCAGCAAAGCTTGCTAGAAGAGAGGGTATTGATTTTGTTTTAGACCCTATGCGACACAATATAAAAAGCGATCTTCAAGAACACGTTGACGGAGTAATGAGCTGCTTTTCTCCTCCCAAGATTAAAGACAAATAATTACAACAGCACCTCGCAAGAAATTTAGTTGTTTCCTTTTTGGAAATAACTGCCGAGCAAACTGGTCGAAATCGACCAGTTTAGGTTTGAACTCATTCCATAATTAAGATTTTGCTCAAAGTGTTAATTATAAAAAATTATAATTAAGATTTTGCTCAAAATAAACAACAAAGCCCCCGACCGAAACCGAGGGCAATGCATAGGCTGTAAGGTACAACCTGTCTGAACAACGAAATTGTACCATTGCAGCCCCTTAATGTCAAATAGAGGGGTATTTTTGTACCCAAAATCAAGGAGGTTGCCATGCCAATTTATAGGACAAGTGAAAAGAAAGACGGACTCACAAAATACCTTGTAAGAGTTAATTATACTCAAGATGGTCAGTATAAGACCATCACTCGCATTGCATATGGTAAAGAGTCTGCAAAAAAAGTGGAAGCCTCTATGCTCAATTCCACTAAAGAGGACTCATCCAATCTAACTGTGCCGGAGCTGATAGACTTATACCTAGAAACTAAAAAGCATGAGATAAGAGAAAGCACCCTCAAGAAGAATGCACAGATATTAAACAGATATATAAGACCTCTCAATGTAAAACTTAAGAAATTAACCTCAAAACAGCTCGTCTCATGGAAGAACGACATCAGTTCAAGGGATTTGTCCTTTACAATGAAAAAGAATGTATATGGAGCATTTAGAGGCTTGTTGAATTGGGCAGTTACAGTTGGATATCTGGATAAAAACCCTTTGATAAAGATAGGTAATTTTAGGGATGCATATCAAAAGAAAAAAGAGATCCTTTTTTATACGCACGAGGAATTTGTTAAGTTTATGCGAGAAGTTAAGACAATCTCAGAAGAGCGAAACTACAACGACTACTATGTATTTTTCGCTCTGGCATACTTTACTGGAGCAAGAAAGGGCGAGATTCATGCTCTCAGATGGACCGACTATCGCAATGGGAAGATTACAATAAGTAAAAGTATTTCCCAAAAGCTTGGAAATGGCGACAGGGAAACGCCACCGAAGAACATTAACAGTAATCGAACTATAGAGGTTTCAAGACCGTTAGCAGACATTCTTGATGAACATTTCAAACACTGCAAGCAATATAGCGGATTTAATGCAAGTTATCATATATGTGGTGGCCTTCATCCCCTCCGTGACACAAGCGTCGAAAATGTAAACAAAGAGGCAGCAAAACGAGCAGGGCTACACCACATTAGGATCCATGACTTTAGACATAGTCATGCATCGCTTTTGGCCAATAACGATATTAACATACTAGAGATAAGCAGACGGCTCGGCCACTCCGACATCGCAACAACACTAAACATTTACAGCCACTTTTACCCAGCAGAGGAAAGCAAAGCGACATCAATTTTAGATAAAATTCGTATATAATTCGTATATATAAAAAATGAACCGTTGAAATTTCAACGGTTCAAGTCGTTTTGGTGGAGATGGCGAGAGTCGAACTCGCGTCCGAAAGCATTTCCACTCGATTTTCTCCGAGCGCAGCTGATGAATAAATTTTCGCCGTGGCAGCCGCTCATCAGCAGACTACTACCACAGTTATCCCGTTAGTCCCTTACGGTTACGGGCCTCACCGCAAAGTTTTCCTACATAGTCGATGCCGACATCAGGCCTGTAGGTGAACCTGAATAGGCACGCGGGCTGCTAATTAAGCAGCAAATGCGAGTTTGTTGTTATTTTTAGCGTTTATATTTAACGTCCGACTTTTTACGTGGATCCGGAACCACGGCTCGCTTATCGGGCTTCTACACCCCCGTCGAAACCTTTACATCCCCATGTTCATGAGTCAAAGCTTCGCCTTACTTATATATGATATACCCTAGCAAATGCAGGATTACGCAGGCTCAAGCCATCCTATCCTGCAGCCAGGAATCTATCTTTGCTTCATTGCGCGCTCCATGTTTCTTGAAGCATCGCGCTTTGCTATAGCGTCTCTCTTATCGTAGTTCTTCTTACCTCGAGCAAGAGCAATCTCTAGCTTCGCTAGGCCTGCCTCGTTTATATACATAGTCAAAGGAACTAGCGTGAGACCCTTTAGCTTGGTTGCACCAATTAGCTTGCGAATCTCCCTCTTGTGAAGAAGAAGCTTTCGCGGTCTAAGCGGATCTACATTGAAGCGATTTCCCTGCTCATAAGGGCTGATATTCATTCCGTATATCATCATCTCTTCTTTTTCGATTCGCGCATAGCTTTCTTTGATGCTGACCTTACCAAGACGTGCTGACTTGATTTCGGTACCCGTGAGGACAATTCCTGCCTCATAAGTCTCCTCTATGAAATAGTCATGACGCGCCTTCTTATTGTTAGCTATCATTTTTCTTTGTTTATTTGCCATTTCAATCCTCTAATTCTTGTATGGATTGTGAATTGTGCCGAACTTACGTAGTGGGAATACCCTGAATACGACCTTGCCTACAATGTCCTTGTATGAAACAAGCCCTACACTATCGGATCTGCTATCGATACTCACTGCTCTGTTGTCGCCCATGCAGAACAGGTGATCTGCCGGAACCACTAGCTCTGTAATATCTCCGGTCGTGTAGTTATCCATTGTGTAATTATCGTCGGTTTCCTTGCCATTTATATAAACCTTACCGTCATGAATGCTAATTACATCGCCTGGCACACCTATTACTCTCTTGATAAGCATCTTGGTTTCGCCCTCGGCGTCCTCAAGCTTGGATTTGAATACGATTACGTCGCCTCTTTCAGGTTGTCCTCCAAATAACTTGTAGGACTGCTTACTGATAAACAGATAATCGTTCGTGTAGAAGTTAGGCTGCATGGAGCGCTGCTTTACAATTGTTGGCTTGATGAACTGCATCACAAGGATGGCAATTACAACCGCAATTGCAACGTCCTTGCCCCACTCTTTGACGAATCCTCCCGTTGTCTTCTTCGCTGGCTCTGTCTTCTGATTGCGTCTTCTACGACGTCTTGAAGGTGTCTGCTCTCCTGAGCTTAC